CTATCAATTTGCTCAAAACAGTTCGGCAACAGGAGCGACTGAAGCTGTATATCGTCCGACTACAGGAGAAATGGCGTTCAAAACAAACTCCTCAGAACGCATGCGCATTGATGCAAGCGGCAACTTATTGGTTGGCTTGAGTAGTGGTCAAGCCGCTCTAATTCATGCCCAAGCACCTAAGGCAACCTATACTGACTACGCCACTGTTTTTGCTGGAGGCCTTGATAGCAACAATGGTGAACATGGTATCTCATTAATGACTGCTGGTAATGGTTTAGCAGGAATCATAGGCTCAAACTTGTCCATTGACGGTGCTACTTTTAGTCAGTCAGCAGTGGGTAGAAGCAGTGCTTATATCTCATTTACCAACACCACCACAGCGGGCAAAACTTCTACTATCACCTTCGGTGGTTTAACCAAAGGAACTACCACAGCGCTGCCTAAGATGACGCTGGATGGCGATGGCAACTTGTTGGTTGGGTGTACTAGCGTTCCAAGTGCGTCGGTTACTGGATTTGCTGTTCGTGACTTAAGCAATGGTTGGATACATACTTCTTACGATTCTACCAACACTCGTTCTCATCATATTTTTTACAACCCTAATGGCGTTGTTGGTACTATTCAAACATCAGGTTCATCAACTCTTTACAACACTTCATCAGACGAACGCCTCAAGGATAACATCGTAGACGCACCTTCTGCTTCTGATGACATCGACGCTATTCAAGTACGTTCGTTTGACTGGAAAGCTGACGGGTCACATCAGAAGTACGGCATGGTTGCACAAGAGCTTGTCACTGTTGCACCTGAAGCTGTGTCAGCACCAGAAGACCCCGAAGAAATGATGGGCGTGGACTACAGCAAGCTAGTCCCAATGATGCTCAAAGAAATTCAACAATTACGCGCCAGAGTCGCACAACTAGAACCTTAACAGGAGAATAATATGACAACTTGGACAATCTCAACATTAGAACGTGAGTTATCAGACGGTGGCGTTATCGTTGCCCACTGGCGAGCAACAGCATCAGAAACCGTAGGCGCTGGCGATGACGCTGTAACTTACTCAGCTTCATCCTACGGCACTTGTGGTTTTACCCCAGACCCTTCTAGCCCTGAATGGGTTGCTTACGACAGCATCACAGAAGACATGGCTCTGGGATGGTGCTGGGCAGAACTTGATAAAGACGCGATTGAAGCGTCATTGGCAGCAAAGATTGAGCTAGACAAGAACCCAACGCAAGGAGTAGGTGTACCATGGTAATACTAGAATACATTAACGCAATCACAGCTTTGGTCACTGCATGTTCAGCGATTACAGCTTTAACCCCAACGCCTAAAGATGATAAAATCATCAGCAAGTTGTACAAATTGTTGGAGATTGGCGCATTAGTCGTCGGTAAAGCGAAGAAATGACCGAAGAAGAACGTAACCTGGCGCTTGAAGCCCTAGAGAAGATTGCTCGCCATGAGAAAGAATGTGGCGAGCGATGGGGCGAAGCTCTGAACGAGTTAAAAACGTTGAGGTCTGCAACTGATGCTCATGCTGCCCGTTGGGAGCGATTAGCATGGCTGGTGATTGCGACAGTGTTATCAAGCGCAGTTACTTTTGTATTTTCAATCTAAGGAGAAGAAATGGGTACTTTAAAAATAGACGATAACGAGTATGAGATTGATGATTTACCGGAATCGGTGAAGGCCAAAGTTGCAAGAATGCAAGAGATTCAAGCTCAGATTAACAGTCTAAATTTACAAGCTAACGAACTACAAACAGTCTTCCAGGCTTACATAAACACTATCAAGGAAGACTTGGAACCGCCCCCAGATGAGTAAACATCATGGATTATGTGGATTTAATCGCTCAGATATGGCCCATTTTTGTGGGCTTTATCATTTTAGTCTTGACGCTTGGCAAATTAATGTCACGGACAGACGTTTTGGAAGAAAAGGTTAAAACGCTCTTTGAGCTTTGGAATAACAGGAATAAATGATTTACTTACTAATCTTTATAGGGAGCTGGCAGAACCCCGATAGAATAATTTTCGACTCAATTCAAGAATGCGAGATAGCTGCTGAAAAACTTAAAAGTGTATCCGATAACATAATCACGGCTTGCGTATCAAATGTTTAAATACTTTACGTTAGAGGAATTTGCTTGTCAGGAGACTGGTGAAAATGGCATTAAGGAAGAGTTCGTCACGTCCCTGGACGCACTCCGGCATGAATGTGGTTTTCCTTTTGTCATTACGAGCGGTTATCGGTCTACTCGTCATAGTATTGAAGCTAAGAAGCAAACCCCAGGGCAGCATACAACAGGCTGCGCTGCTGATATTGCTATTAATAATGGTGCTCAGCGCTTTATTATTGTTTCTAACGCTCTACGTCTCGGATTCTCCGGTATTGGCATCGCCAAATCTTTTGTCCATGTAGATATCCGTCAAACGACTCCGGTTATCTGGACGTACTAAATAAAAGGCCCTCCGTAGAGGGCCAGTACGCCGAGGGGCGCGGGGGAGAAGAATCTCCATCATAACACAGCCCGTCTAAATAACTATCGTCTGTTTTGTTTACTTCTTCATCTGAATCGTTTATTCTTTAACCGTTTCAGCAAAGGAGAAGAAAATGGAACAATCAGAAAACATTAATGAACTTGCTACGGCTTTAGCTAAGGCACAAGCTGAGATTCGCAATCCAGGTAAAAACACCAAGAACACATTCTTCAAGAATGAATATGCCGATTTAACGGCAGTATTAGGCTGTATAAGGCCCGTAGCGGCCGCTAACGGACTATCGTTCATCCAAGCAGTAGAGGCTTACAACGGCAATGTTGCTGTAAGTAGCCAGATATCCCACAGTTCTGGTCAGTGGATAAAGCAAGTAGCGAGCGTAGAAGTTCCTAAAAGCTCTAAGAATCCGATTCAAGATTTGGGTTCAATGGCGACCTATCTTAAAAGGTATCAGGCTCAGTCAATGTGGGCAATCTGTGCCGATGAGGACACTGACGCTCAAGATTTAGGTATTGAAGATATCAGTGACGAAAAGGTCGCACACCTTGATGCCATGCTGGATTCGACAAAGTCTAGCAAAGAAGCGTTTCTTAAAGTCTATGGCGTAGAGAATCTAAAAAGCTTGACTGACTCTCAATACGAGAAGGCTAAAAAACAGCTACAACAGAAGAAAGCCAAGCAGGCCGCTCAATGAAGATTCACAACGTCGAGCAAGGCAGTGAGGCTTGGTTTCAGCTACGCCTTGGAGTTCCATCTGCGAGTCGCTTTAAAGACCTTCTGACTCCTACGGGTAAGCCTAGCGCGTCTAGTGAAAAGTACATGCACGAGCTGCTCGCTGAAAAAATGTCAGGGAAAAGGTTTGATTCGTTTGACACCTTTCACATGAAAAGAGGCCGTGAACTAGAGCCTGAAGCGGCTAACGTGTTTAGTTTTCAGACCGATTTAGTCTGCCGAGAGGTCGGGTTTGTGACCAACGATTCCGAGACAGTTGGTTGCAGCCCCGACAGGTTGATAGTTGACTCAGGTTTAGAGATTAAGTGCCCAGCGCACACTACGCACGTCAAATACTTAATTGACTATCACAAAGACGGTGAAATGCCTGCTGAGTATTATGCGCAAGTACAAGGTACGATGTGGCTGATGGACTTGGAAGACTACTGGTTTATGTCTTACCACCCAGACTTACCTAATTTGATTATGAACGTCAAACGTGACGACAAGTATATCGCTTTACTTTCAGCGGCGATTGAGAAATTGCTGGAAGACCTTGAAACTAACTTAACTCTTATTGGGAGAATATAAATGGAATATGATAACCGTGGCAGAGTGTCTATGTGGAAAAACGACAGGCCCAATGGCCCTACCATCTCAGGTAAAGTCGTTGCTCACCGAGACATCAAGGAGGGCGAGACTTTAGACATTGCTTTGTGGAAACAAGAAGCGAGTGGTAATCAGCCTATTATGAAGGGCAAGATTACCGACGTTTACAATGGTGGGCAGTCAGGACAAGACGATGATTTGCCGTTTTAATTTCGGCAAGTCTTTAAGACTGGCGCAAGTCAAGAAGGGGGTGAGTTCCACGGAACTCGCTACCCGTCTTGGGATTACTAAACAGCAAGTCTCTCAGTGGAGGTACAGAGAAGATGCGAAGCTGTCTTTGGTTACTAAAATTTGCAACTGCATAGATATGCATCCGTTTGACTTTCTGGAGTTGAATGATGATTAAAAAATTGTGGTTTGAGCTACGCTGCATTCTCGAAGACATCTGGGATGAATTGAGACGATGAATCCATATTTTCTTGATGGGCCAGCAGTTGTTTCTTTTAGCGGAGGTAGAACTTCTGGGCTTATGCTTTATAAGATTTTGGAAGCTCATGACGGAAAATTGCCAGAAGATGTCGTTGTGATTTTTGCTAATACCGGAAGGGAAATGCCTGAGACATTGGATTTCGTAAATGATTGTTCTACGAATTGGAATGTTCCGATTATTTGGGTTGAAAGATATGCAAATGCTATCCCAGACGACACGAAAAAATACGGGAAAAAATACTCTTACGAAACAATAATTGTCGATTACGAACATTGCTCTCGGAACGGTTTGCCTTTTGAAGCTTTAATACAAGCAAAGGAATACGCTCCAAATCCAGTAGCGAGATTTTGTACTGTTGAACTAAAAATAAGAGCTATTTCCGATTATATGAAAACTTATGTTTGTGGAGATGAAGTTTATACTGGTGCTATTGGAATTCGTGCTGAC